TCGCCGCCGCTACCATCGATATGCTCCAGGGAGCGGTGACCGCCTACTCCTCGGCCCAGTCTCTCGGTCCGCCTCTCGGTCCCATCGTCGGCGGCATCAACGCTGCAGCCGTCATCGCCACCGGCCTGGCCAACATCGCCAAGATAAAGGCCCAGAAGGTGGACGCCAACTCTGCCACCACCCAGACGCCGGAGAGTCCCGCCGTCGTCCAGGCTCCCACCTACACCCCGGAGGTGACGCAGGTCCGCAACCTCACCGGATCCTCCGAGGAGGAACGCCTGAACAAGATGGCAAGCAGCCAGAAGGTCTACATCCTGAACTCCGACCTGGAAGCCGCCGCCGGTGCCCGCAAGGTCCAGACGCAGGAGACGACGTTCTAATTTACATTTTCGCCCGTTTTGATATTTCCCCAAAAAAAGCGACTACCAAATGAGCGACATAGTAACCATCGACGGCATCCCCGTCTACCAGGCCCTCGTGGATAACGAGGCCACCGGGATGCTCCGGATCTCCCTCGTCGACGATCCTGCGGTCCAGTCGAATTTCCTCGCCTTCAGCAAGCAGCAGCCCGCCCCCAAGCGGGTGCAGACCTACGCCATCCAGGATGAGGAGAAGCGCCTGGTGCTGGGCGTCGTAATGAGGGCGGACTTCCCCATCTACCGCCGGGATCCGCTGGAGGACGGCTCCGAGTATGAGTACTACATCATCTACAAGCCCGACACCATCCGCGCTATGGCGGAGAAGTACCTGGCTGAGAACCGGCAGAACCTGGTGAACCTTATGCACCAGGAAGGTACCGACCAGGAAGGGATCCAGATGGTGCAGTATTTCATCAAGGGCGCGGGCCTCTCCCCGGAAGGCTTCGAGGGTATCGCCGACGGCTCCCTCTTCGCCGAGTTCCACATCACCAACGACGAGGTCTGGGACGCCGTCAAGGATGGCACCTACAAGGGCTTCTCCCTGGAGGGAATCTTCGACCTCAAGCCGGAACGTAGCAAGGACTACGTGGACGAGGTGGTGGACGCCCTGGACGGCATCTTCTCCCGCATATTTCACAACTCAAAACAATACGCAAAAATGAAAAAGAAAGGACTACTCGCCCGCCTCGCCAAAGCCCTGGTAGAGATGGGCAACGTTACCACTGACAAGGGCGTCCTCGCCTGGGATGGCGACGAAGAAATCAAGGTCGGCGACGACGTCTACATTGAGGACGAGAACGGCGACCAGTCTCCCGCCGGGGACGGAGAGTACACCACCTCCGACGGCAAGGTCATCGTCGTGGAAAGCGGCAAGGTGACCGACATCCGCGAAGCCTCCAACGAATCCACCGCCGAGAACTTCGGCAGCAAGGACACCGACAAGGGTACCCTCATCTGGGAAGGTGAAGAGGACCTGAAGGCCGGCGACTCCGTCTACGTCGAGGACGAGGAAGGAAACCGCACCGCAGCCCCGGACGGGGACTACACCACCGAGGACGGCAAAGTCATCGTCGTGGTGGACGGTGTCGTCTCCGAAATCAAGGACGCAGAGGCGGAGGTCTCTCCTGAGCTCCAGAGGATGCGCCGTATCAGCGCCGTCTTCTCCGAGACCTACGAGGACAAGACTCGCGCCATCTACGAGGCCATCGTGGCCCTGGGCTTCGATCCCTACGGCTACATCGTGGAAGCAGCCGACGACTACGCCATCTACTGCACCTGGGGCGAGACCGGCGAGAAATACACCCGCTTCGAGGTCAGCTGGGACGCCGAAGGCAACGCCGTCGTCACTAACCCCGTCGAGGTGAAGCCCGCCTTCGTCGAGGAAGGGGCCGAACCCGCTCCGGCAGATCCCGCTCCCTCCGAGGAAGCCGAAACCCTCCGCCGCGAGAACGCAGAGCTCAAGGCCCAGCTCGCCAAGCTCTCCCGCACCCCTGCAGGTAAGAGCGCCCACGAGGAGCTCGAAACGGCCCCCGTCAAGACCGGCAACAAAGGCAAGGACCGCCTCACCCAGCTGATGACTGCAAAGTAAAATTTTACAGCCGGGCGGTTTTTGATATTTCCCCAAAACGAGAAACCTTAAAAATTTGCAATTATGCCTTCTTCCAACTTCGTGGTCAGCTCTCTGCCCTCGTATGTAGAGAACAACAAGGACCTCATCATCAAGAACTTCGCGCTGGTTGGCACCGCCTCCCGTAAGCGCTTCGGTCTGCAGACCGGCATCAAAACCTCTGCATACCTGAACTTCCTCGAACTGGCTCCCGTCCTCCAGGACGGCAAGGGCTGCGGCTTCTCCGCAAGCGGCACCGCCACCCTCACCCAGAAGACCATCACCACCGCGATCATCAAGATCAACATGGACGTCTGCCCTGACAGCCTCCTCGGTAAGTGGGGTGAGTACCTGGTGAAGATCGGCGCATCCGCCGAGTCCCTGCCCTTCGAGCAGTACATCGTCGACGGCCTCGTGGCTGAGATCAACAAGAAGATCGAGAAACTGATCTGGCAGGGCGACCACACCCAGAGCAGCGACACCGACATCAAGTGGATCGACGGTATCATCTACCAGCTCACCAACGACGCGGCTGTCATCGACACCGCCATCGCCTACGGCACCAACGCCTACAACGCCATCAAGGCGGTCTATATGGACCTCCCTGAAGAGGTGCTGGAGCGCGGCGCTGAAATCTACGTGAGCCCGGCCCGCTACCGCGAGTTCCTCCAGGCCCTCGTGGACAAGAACTTCTTCCACTACAGCGGTCCCCAGGACGCAGCCCCGGAAGAGTTCATCTTCCCTGGCACCGACGTGAAGGTGGTGAAGACTCCCGGCCTCTCCGGAGTCAACTACTCCATCGTGGGTACCTTCCCCGCCAACTTCGTCTACGGCTGCGACGCCGAGGGCGACACCGAAGACATCAAGATCTGGTTCTCGGACGACGACGACCTCTTCAAGGTCAAGGTGAAGTGGAACTCCGGCATCGCCTACCACTTCGGCAACCTTATCGTCCTGGGTACTATTGCAGAATCCGAATAGTGCCCTCCCAGGCTTGATTTAAGGCATTTTCCAGCGCGGGTTGGTAACTTACCCGCCCGCGCTTTTCAAACGCTCTAAAACGAAAGAAATATGGCTTGCCCTCAAACACTTCACGGACTCGTCAACGACTGCGCCGCCTCGATGGGAGGCATAGTCGAAGTCCTCATCGCTAACTACGCAGACGTGAGCGCTGTCACCCTCACCGACAACAAGGTGAGCGGCATCACGATGGTGAGCGGGAAGACGTTCTACAAGTACGGCTTCGCCCGCAACACCGGCTCGCTCTCCAGCAACTATACCATCGACGACACCACCGGCGCGAAGTTCGTGGCCTCCGACCTGGTCCTCCAGTTCAACAAAATGGACACCACCAAGCGCATCGAAATTACCGCCCTCGCCCAGGGTGAGCTGATGGTGATCGTGAAGGACGCCAACGGCGCCTACTGGCTCCTCGGCAAGGACGCACCCGTCCGCGCCTCCGCAGGCGACGGCCTCACCGGCACCGCCCGCGCCGACCGCAACGGCTACTCCATCACCCTCCAGGACAACTCCCTGGAAATGCCGCTGGAAGTTCTCGCCTCTATCATCGACGGCCTCCTGCCTTCTGCATCATAGACGGAAAAGAATCCATTGTCCTCCTTGAAAGACCGCGCCTCCAAAGGGTGCGGCCTTTCTTTTACAATTTCCGCCGTTTTGATATTTCCCCAAAAAGAGAGAAATGATCTACATCGACCTCAATAAGAGCACCCAGGTGGTGTACGTGCCGCGCAACGGAGCCGTCCCCGGAGAAGGGGACACGGTGAAGCTCACCGCCGTCAGCACATCCGACCGCACCGCCGTCGAGTTTATCGTCGCCAGCTCATCGGTCACCGGCTACCTCCTCCGCCTTGTAGTGGGGCTTCCGGCTGCCGGCCTCTTCGAGGGCGAGTGGGAGTACACCCTTACCCTGGTCTCCGGATCCGGGGAAAGCACCACCTCGAAGGATATCGCCTACGGGCTTATGAAGATGACGGGAGACACCGCCGAAGTGCTCAGCTACAAGCAGGAAATCAAGTACAAACAATATGGAGAATAACGAGAAACCCATCCGAGTCTCATTTGCGGCCATCGAGCCCTACATTGAGAAGAATATCGTCCAGCCGACGGAGCGGATCTACACCGGGCGCGACCAGGTGGAGTGGGGAGACAAAAACGTCTACCCGGACTACCTGCTCGACCTCTCCAAGACCGTCCCGTCCCTCCGCTCGGTGATCAACGGCACCGTCGACTTCATCGTCGGCGACGACGTGGCCATCCAGCCTCTCGACAAGGAAGGATCCCGCCAGCCCGGAGTTATGAACGCGAAGGGCGACACCATCCGC